TCGAAAAAAGATTATTACTAGAAATGAAAACCTTAAAATCTTGCTTTGATGGAAGAGTTTCCGTTCTTGAAAGATGGAGATGGTTGATTATAGGTGGTGCTCTTGCTATAGGATTCATAGTGGCAAAAAACATGCCAAAAATCATCAATTCAGCAGGTTGGTTCTAAACTAACTACTCAACCAGACTTGACATATCATGTATACTCATGTATACTAACACAAGTGTTATGTCAAATTATATAGATTTAAAATATATCAATATTCTATCTACCAGGTTAGAGCAATTTAAACAACGAGGAAACAATCTGTTTAACTTCAGATGTCCTTATTGTGGTGATTCCCATAAAGATAAAACCAAGGCAAGAGGGTATTTGTATCCAGTAAAAAATGACATGTTCTATAAGTGTCATAATTGTGGTCATGGTACAAACATGGCAAACTTTATAAAAGATAAAGACCAAAAATTATATACAGAATATTGTTTAGAAAAATTTAAGAAATCACCTAAGAAACAAGAAGTAGATTTTAAACCTAAATTTGACAAAGTAATTATATCACCAGATATAGGTACAAAGATTTCAGAATTAGATGATACACATCCTGCTAAAAAGTTTGTATTAGATAGAAAGATACCTGAAGACAAATTAGACTTATTATATTTTTGTGATAAGTTTATGACATTAGTAAATAAAGTTAAACCAGGTACATTCAAAAATACTAATAAAGATTATCCTAGATTGATTATACCTTTCTATGATGAATCTGGTAAACTATTCGCATTTCAAGGTCGTGCTTTTGGCAAAGAACAACCCAAATATATCACTATTAAGTTAGATGAAAGTAAACAGAAAGTCTATGGATTAGAAAGAGTAAACTTCTTACAACCTATTAAGATAGTAGAAGGTCCTCTAGATAGTCTATTTCTAGACAATTGTTTGGCGGCTGCTGGTGCAGATTTAAAAAATATAAAAAAATCTCTACCTGAAGAGCAAATAACTTATATATATGATAACGAACCGAGAAATCGGGAAATCATTAAACAAATGTATAGTGTAATCAACAAAGGTTACAGTATAGTTATTTGGCCTGATGACTTAAAAGAAAAAGATATTAATGATATGATTCTCTCAGACTTGACTTCTGAGCAGATATCTGATATCATCATCAACAATACATTTAACGGTTTGGCTGCAACGGCTAAACTTGATTTTTATAAGAGAGTGCAAATATGACAGAACATAATATATATGTAATCAAGAGAAATGGGCGTGGTAAAGTTCCTCTTGATATTGAAAAAATACATGAGATGGTTGAACATGCATGTGAAGACATAACCGGAGTATCGGCTTCAGAAGTAGAGATGAATAGTGGTTTACAATTCCACGATGGCATATCAACACAACAGATTCAACAAATACTAATTAAGTCAGCCGCAGATTTAATATCATTAGAAAAACCAAACTATCAATATGTGGCAGCTCGATTACTTTTATTTGGTCTAAGAAAATCATTAAACAGAAAACTTTGGGACCACCCACACATACATGTACAAGTAGAAAAGGGTGTCAAGTTAGGTGTCTATGATAAAGATTTATTAAAGTGGTATGATAAAAGAGATTGGGATAGAATGGAACAATGGATTGTGCATGAAAGAGATTATGAATTTACATATGCAGGTCTAAGACAAGTTATGGATAAATATCTAGTACAAGATAGAAGTACAGGAGAGATATTTGAAACACCTCAATTTATGTACATGTTAATAGCAGCTACAGTATTTCACAAATATCCAAAAGACACAAGACTTACATACATCAAAAAATATTATCGTGCAATTAGTAAACATCTAATTAATATTCCTACACCAGTTATGGCAGGTGTAAGAACACCACTTAAACAATATGCTTCATGTGTATTAGTAGATAGTGATGATACATTACCATCTATATTTTCTTCAGACATGGCGATAGGTAGATATGTTGCTCAAAGAGCAGGTATAGGTATCAATGCAGGTCGTATCAGAGGTATCAATTCTAGAATCAGAGGTGGTGAAGTACAACATACTGGTGTTATTCCTTTCTTGAAAAAATTTGAGGCGACTGTAAAATGTTGTACACAAAATGGTGTAAGAGGTGGTAGTGCAACTGTACACTTTCCGATATGGCACCAAGAAATAAAAGATATACTTGTTTTAAAAAACAACAAAGGTAGTGATGATAACAGAGTTAGAAAATTAGACTACTCAATACAATTATCAAAAATATTCTATGAAAGATTTATTAAGAATGAAGACATAACATTATTCTCACCACATGAAGTACCTGAACTATATGAAAATTGGGGTACAGATAAATTTGATGAATTATATGTGGCTGCAGAAAGAAAAACTTCAGTATATAAAGAGAAGATAAATGCACAAGAATTGTTTATGTCTATGTTAAAAGAAAGGGCAGAAACAGGTCGTATCTATATTATGAATATTGACCATTGTAATACTCACTCATCATTCAAAGATTTAGTCAGAATGTCTAACTTATGTCAAGAGATTACATTGCCCACAGACCCACTACAACACATTGATGGTGAGGGGGAAATCGCTCTTTGTATACTAAGTGCTATCAATGTAGGTAAACTAGTCTATTTTGATGACCTAGACACTCTATGCGACTTGTCTGTGCGAGCTTTAGATGAGATAATTGACCATCAAGGATACCCTGTAAAGGCAGCCGAAATATCTACAAAATCTAGAAGAAGTCTAGGTATTGGGTACATTGGACTTGCACATTATTTAGCGAAAACAGGATACAAATATGATGAACAAGGGGCTTGGGAAGCAGTAGATGAATTAACAGAACACTTTCAATATTATCTGTTGAAAGCAAGTAATCAACTTGCAAAAGAAAAAGGTAAATGTGAATATTATGACAGAACAAAATATTCTGATGGCGTCTTACCTATTGATACTTACAAAAAAGAGGTAGATGAGATTGTAAATCGTAAACTATCTTGTGATTGGGTATCACTTAGGAAAGATATAACTGAGCATGGTCTCCGACATAGCACTCTATCAGCTCAAATGCCATCAGAATCCTCTAGTGTGGTTTCTAATGCTACAAACGGCATTGAACCACCTAGAGACTTTTTATCTGTTAAGAAGTCTAAACAAGGACCTCTAAAACAAGTAGTGCCACAGTACTTATCATTGAAAAGTAAATATACTTTACTATGGGGCATGGGTGGAAACACCGGATATATAAATATCGTTGCAGTAATGCAGAAGTACTTTGACCAGGCAATATCAGGCAACTGGTCATACAATCCAGAAGACTATGAGGAGAATCAAGTACCATTATCAGTAATGGCACAAGACCTTTTGACTACTTATAAATTGGGTTGGAAAACTTCTTACTATCAAAATACATATGATGGTAAAATGGATGAAGATGATAAACCTGATGTATTAGAAGATGATTCAGTATACAAGGAAGAAGAATTAACTGAAGAAGAGGAGTGTGAATCATGCACAATATAAAGAGTGTTTTTAATAAAGAAAAAGGATTAGACTTTACTAAACAACCAATGTTCTTTGGTAAAGATTTGGCTGTACAAAGATATGATACATTTAAGTATCCTATATTTGATAAACTTACACAACAACAATTAGGTTTCTTCTGGAGACCTGAAGAAGTATCTTTACAAAAAGATAGAAATGATTATCAGAATTTAAGAGAAGAACATAAGTTTATATTTACATCTAATTTAAAATATCAAACAATGTTAGATAGTGTGCAAGGTAGAGGACCTGCTCTTGCATTTTTACCATTTGTAAGTTTACCAGAATTAGAATCATGTATCTTGACATGGGATTTTATGGAGACTATTCATTCTAGGTCATACACATATATTATAAAGAATTTATATCCTAATCCTGATGAAGTATTTGATACTATAATAGAAGATGAAAAGATAGAACAAAGAGCAAAGTCAGTTACAAAGGCATATGATGATTTGATAGACATAGGTTATAGAAAACTTATGGGTCAAAATGTTGATGAATACGAACTTAAAAAGAAATTATGGCTTGCATTATGCACAGTAAACATATTAGAAGGTCTTAGATTCTATGTATCATTTGCATGTAGTTTTGCCTTTGGTGAACTAAAACAACTAGAAGGTTCTGCTAAGATTATATCTTTTATTGCTAGAGATGAATCACAACATCTAGGTATATCACAAAAAATTATTAATAATTATCGTGAACATGAAAATGATAAAGTTATGTTGAAAGTTATTAAAGATACTGAACAAGAAGTTTATGATATGTATAATAATGCAGTAGAAGAAGAAAAAAGGTGGGCAACTTATTTACTTACAAAAGGTTCTATGATAGGTTTATCAGAAAAACTTTTACATAGATTTGTTGAACACATGGCAAACAAAAGAATGAGAACTATAGGTTTAGAACCTAAGTATGACCAAAAAACAAATCCATTACCATGGGTACAACATTGGTTAAATTCTAAGTCATTACAAAATGCACCACAAGAAACTGAAATAGAAAGTTATGTAATTGGTGGTATTAAACAAGATGTGGAGAAAGATACATTTAGTAATTTTAAATTATGAAAATTTTAATATGTGGATTATCAGGTTCTGGTAAATCAACTTTGGCAAAAGCTTTAGTAAGAAAATTAGATTTTTGTTTTCACTTAAATGCTGATGAAGTTAGAGAAAAATATAATGATTGGGACTTTAGTCCAGAGGGTAGAATAAGACAGGCAAAAAGAATGTCATCACTTGCAGATGAACTTTTATATGACAGATATCTTTATGTTATTTGTGATTTTATTTGTCCTACAAATGAAACAAGAAAACTTGTAAGTCCTGATTATATTATATACATGAACACAATTGAAAAAAGTAATTATGAAGATACAGATAAAGTATTTGAAATACCTGAATTTGATTTTAAAGTAGAAAAGAAGAATGCTGAATATTATTCTTCAAAAATTATAGAAGATATAAAAAATGATTGAATATCAATACTTGACAATAGAATGTGATAATTGCGACACGCCGTATGAAGTAAGGTGGGATGTAGAGCATCCGTCAGCACCTTTAACATGTCCGTTTTGTGGACACGAATTAGAAGATGAGGCATTTATAGATGAAGAAGATAAAAGCGATTGGGATTGATTACAGTTTAAATTCACCAGCAATATGTATCGCAAGTGGCGATATGTCATTTAAGAATTGTAAGTTTCATTACTTATCATCTAAGAAAAAATATATAGGAAAGTTTGATAATATATTAGGTACAGAATATCCTGAATGGACTGACCCTATAGAAAGATTTTCAAATATATCTAAATGGGTATATCTATCACTTAGAAGTTATGGTGATATGGAATTATTTAATGGCAAGACTGTTGTACATATAGAAGGATATTCTTATGGCAGTAAAGGTCAGGCTATATTTCAAATAGCAGAAAACTGTGGCATACTAAAATATTCATTACAAGAAAAAAGAATAGGGTATGATATTGTTGTACCAAGTATTGTTAAAAAGTTTGCAACTGATAAAGGTAATGCAAATAAAGATTTGATGTATGAACATTTTTGTAAAGATACAAAAACAGATTTAATGAAAACATTTGATATGCAAACATTATCTAATCCTATAACAGATATTGTGGATGCCTACTATATTGCGAGATGTGGTTATGAAAGTACTAAAGGCAAATAATACAGTACCTAAAGAACTTGTAAACTATCCACCTGTCATGTGGCCTGTCAAAGATATAATTATTACAGCACCTAGAAAATGGATTGCAAAGAAAATGAAACCATTTACAGAAAGTATTGAATCAGTAGGCATGATGTGGCCTGTAATATTAGTACATCTAGATAACTATTGGGAACCTATGAAGTCAAAGAGATGGCCAAGATATAATTTAGAAGGTGATTTTGTTAAGGGTATAGGTGTACATACAGGAAACAAAAGAGTTATTTGGGCTCAAGAAAATGGGTATGATTTAATAGAAGCATACATTGTTAAAAATAAAGAAGAAAAGGATGCCATAGTAACACATACATTTTTACCTAGAGGTCAATGGCCAGGGCAAGTTAGTAAATGAATATTACAACAGCACAACAATTATTTAAAGACAACATAAAGTCTGTTGAAATAGGTACTCATAACTATTGTAATCGCACATGTAATTTTTGTCCGTTGTCTAGAGATGATGTAAATAGAAAAGATAAAAAAAATATAACATATATGTCTGATTATATGTTTCAAAAAATTTGTGAAGATTTACAAAAAATAGATTTTGATGGTCGTATAGATTTTTCTAGATATCATGAACCATTATCTGATAAAGAAAATATATTAAAAAGATGTCGTATGATAAATTATTTTTTACCTAATGCAAAGATTAGTATTAACACAAATGCAGATTATTTAGATAGACAATACATAGATGAATTATTAAATTCATATGTAGACCATATTGCTATACAAGCATACTTAAAAAATGGTGTTGAAGAATATGATGAACTAGGTGTGTTTAAAAGAATAAATCAAATATGCAAAAAGATAAATGTGCCAGAGATTAATCCTGATGATTATAAAGACAAAGACTGGATAAGATATCAATTGCCAGATATAAGGTCTACTATACATGCAAGAAACTATTGGAAAAACGGCATGAATAGAGCAGGTACAGTTTTAGATTTTAATTATAAAAGAACAGAGCCTTGTACAAGTATGGACAAAGGTGTTTATATAGAATATGATGGTAGTATGACAGCGTGTTGTGATATGTTAGCACCAGAATTACACAAAGAATGGGCAATAGGTGATTTAAAAAAAGAATCTAATTTATTTTTAAACTATGCAAGTGAAAAATATCAAGGGTTTAAAAAACGAATAAATAATGCTAACTGGATTGAAAACTCACCATGTATCAAGTGTAAACGAGATATAAGAGGACATAAAAAATGATTACAATACCTGCCGAAGGACAGTACAACATGTACAATACAGATTTTTGCCCTCATGCAAATTTTGTAGACTTTATTGAGCCTAGACATTATAGAGGATTGTTAAAACATTTTCCTAGTGATGACTTATTTA